ATTGTTTGAGTTGGAAAAAGAAAACAATACTGTTAGAGACACCCTTGAAGAAGCGATTAGAAATTCTGCCAATCTTGACTCTGCCGACCTTCGCTCTGCCAATCTTCGCTCTGCCAATCTTCGCTTTGCCAATCTTGACTCTGCCGACCTTCGCTCTGCTAAAAATGTTTCGGAGAGCTACATAAACCAGTGTTCCAGGGATATGTTATTTATCTTTGAAAGATTAAAAAGTGAATTGCTCTATTTAAGAGAAAAGCTAATCAAAGGCGAAGTGGACGGAACTCAATACGAAGGTGACTGTTCGTGTTTAATCGTTTCTTTGGGAAAAGGAGATAAAAAAGAAATTGAAAAAGCCTGTAAGACAATTTTATTTTATGATAAAGGGCTGCATAATTTCGGTGAACAATGGTTTTGGCAGATTAAAAAAGGCGATACGCCAGAAAACAGCCGCTGGGCGGAACACGTCTTGATGTTAATTGATTATATTTTGGAGAATAAACCTCTTTACGAAATTGACTGGTCAAAGAATGACAAGAAATAATTTATGAAACTAGATAAAGAAACATTAAAGTTCATTCTTGAGAATTTGCCGAAAGTAATAACACCGACAGTTGAGCCGCCACCCAATAAATTAAGTCAGAACCAAGTTTTTGCTGGAGGTCAAGTGAATATGGCAATAAGAACTAAAGAGTTAATAGAAAAAGAGCTTAAGGAATTATGAGTAAAAATTGTCCGTTTTGCCCAAAAGAAAACGAAAGTGAAAGTTGGGGATTCTCACCCGAAGGTTGGGAGAGTGCTAGACAAATACATATTCAAAAACATGCAAAAGTTTGTCCAACGTGCGGCCAAGAAATAAAAACCTAACATGACTCAAGATTGGGAAAAATTAAGAAAAATTTTAGTGGAAATTTATAAATGTGCTTCGGCATGGGACAATGATGATGGAAAAATGGCAGAAGCTAATGAAAAAACCCCCGAAGATATTTTGTTTGCCGAGCTAGAAAAATCCAGACAAGAAGAAAGAGAAAGGATTATTAAGGAATTGGAGAAAATTAGAGGAATTGATGATAATGGGTCGATTCAATTTGTAAAAAATATAATAATTAAACAATTAAAGAAATGAAACACATACATCTGTTTCAACATATTGGCGGTGGTTGTGGGGTGGGGAATAATGAAAAACAAGGCTGTGATAACCATTATAAGTGTGAATGCGGAGCAGAGTTTAAGGCATATTCCAAAAGCGAAGTTCATTTTACGATGCCTCAATTTATAGCGGGAAGAGATGAGCCGACAGTTGTTAATGAGGAAGATAAAAAATTAAAATAAAGTTCTCTCCGAAGCCATAGAGATCATTAAAAAGATATGATTAAACAATTAAGAAAAATACTAGCCAGCCCATTTGTTTTGTTGATGTTTTTGTCCCTAAAAATAAGTCTATTTATTATGGGTGCAGAAAATTTTATGGAATTTAATATGGAAATGATTAAAGAGAAAAAGCAATGTGCCTGCGATCATTGTAAAAAGAAGTTTGAACAACTTGAAGAAATACTAAAATGAAGATTGATCAAGAAGCAAAAAAACTATTTTCCAGTCTCGGCCGGCTGTCTTGGAAGAAAAGACAGAAGATGTATAGTTCTGAACGTCTTAGACAAATGATGGCAGAGATGGCCCGGAGCAAAAAGGGCATGAAATACCGGAAAAAGTTATCCACAACGCCTACTATTGCAAAAGGTTAGCAATTATATTATAATAAAGATATAAGAAAAAGGTCGCAAGAATAAACTAAAAAGAATAAACAAAACAATGAAAAATCACGAAGGATGCTCAATAAATAGACAAAACTGCTTAGATGATGATTTTGCTGGTGAAAATTGTCCTTTTGTATGCAATCAATGCCGGAATACCGGTCTTATTTGTATAGCCAATGGGCCGGAGGATGTGCAGTGGGAAGGATGTCCAACTTGTCATAAAGAGCCGGTAAATTACGGCTTGTTAGAGGATGAAGCCAAGAAAAAATATCTGTTAAATTTGGCATAGTAAATAAAGCATAGTAAATAAAGGTCTAAGAATAAAATAATAAGAAAAAAAATGAAGTTAAATTGGATTAAGAGAATAATAAAGTTTCCTTTTTGTTTGGTATTCTGGCCGGTTTGGATGGTGGCAGGATTTCTTTTAACAGATTGGGAAGACAAGGAGGACGTAGATTTTTTTAAGAGGAGTATAAATATATTCAAATGAATAAACTAAAATTAAGAAAACTAGAAAACTTTGTCTTTGATAAGGAGAATCATACCTATCAATTAGCGGATCGTTTGTTGGTGGGAGTTACTACTGTGCTGGGAGTCCGAGCTAAAGACTTCTTGAAATGGTGGACGGTGAAAGAGATGTATAATTTCCTGTTACCGAAGCTCAAAGACATTCAAGGGATCAGCGAAAAAGAATGGGACAAGATATTATTGTCGGGCCGGAAGGCTTGGTTGGACAAAAGTAAAAAAGCCCTGGTCAGTGGCGGAATAGCCCACGAATGGATTGAGAAATACATAAAAAATAGGATTGTCGGCCGGATTGCAAAAGAATTTCTACCTGATGATCCGAAAGCCACGGCTTCTATTAAAGCATTTATAGATTGGGAAGATAAACATAATGTGGAATGGTTGGCCTCGGAACTTTGTCTGGCATCGGTAAATGAATTGTTTGCTGGAACGATAGACTTCGTGGCTAGAATAAATGGAGTTTTAACTTTGGGGGATTTCAAGACGTCTAATCAAACCAGCGAGGATGTAGCGTTACAAACTGCGGCCTACCACATTTTACTTGATGAAAACTTGTCGGAGGGCGAAAGCCGGCCGGAACAAAGGGTAACGATCAGAATCCCGAAAGACGGTAGTCATTTTGATTATCAGAGAATAGATACTGACTTGGAATTTGATAAGTCTACATTCTTAAGGCTCAGGGAAATATATCGTTGGAATATTTATATAGATAATAATTTTAAAGTCGGAGATGAAAATAAAATAAAATTACAAAAATGAAAACAAAACAAGAATTAAGTGAACTTATGGGGGAATCTAACATAAGAAAAGTGGTGGCAATTAAGCTACCGATTGTTAGATTTAATGGTTTGGAGGGCAAGTTTAAGAAGCTGGAATTGACATCGGAAGGTTACGCCGATCCGAAGGATGTCGGTCAGATAATTGAGGGTGTGATTGTTGGTATCCGTATGCAGTTGGCGGAATACAATAAGAATTATCGTCGGGAAACTAATGAATATGACGCTCCGAGTGAATCGGTCCGACTTTGGGAGCGGAACGATAAGTCTAGTTTTACACTAGAAGATGGCTTACCAGTCAAGCTCCGGGAAAAATATCAAATGCTTCGTTCAAGGCGGTGGCTTTATATGGTAATCAATGGCGAGTTAGTGAAATTTATGACTAAGGGTTCTAGTTTGGGATATTTGTTTGACTACTTGAACGAGTTTAATAGCTCTGAGCATTTGTTTGAGTTCAAGACTGTCATGCAACCGGTGCAGGAAGAAGGTAAGCTGGGCAAGTATTGGGCGGTTAATTTCTCCCGAGGTCCGGCGGTCAGCGAGAAAGAATTTGAAGTTGTAGCCAAGGAGATGCAGAGATTTCACGAAAACAGACTAGAGTTAAAGAAAAGATACGTCAAGGCAGAATCTTCGGCCGCCCAATCGTTTAATCAACCGGTAAAAGATGAATTGTCGGAAGCGGAACTTGATGTTAACCCGGAGGATTTACCCTACTAAATATGGAAAATCTAAATCTTAATCAATATATGGATTTTATCGGAACGAAGATGGACATAGAAGACAAAATAAAGGAATTGGACCCGATAATTGTAGAGTTCTTTAAGAACAGGGGTGTGCCTCCTGGACAAGCGGTGTTTATGTTATTTGCTTATCTAGCTTCTTTTATAGTTAGAATAAAATCTAGAGAAACGGAACCGATTCTTCAGGAAGTTTATGAGATTTTTTTCACTGGTTTTGAAGAAATATCAAAGAAAATAGAGGAAATTACTGTCAAGCTAAAAAAACTATGAACTATCAACCCAAGCCCGATGAGTCTACTAGGACAACAACTAATCATTTATGCGTTCATTGCGGAGAGGATATGGGAATACGTCCGAGAATGTTCTGCAACTTATGCGGCAACAAGGCGGGGCGTGATAAAATGCATGAGGAGAATGAAAAGCTGGGTATAAAATGTCAAGCCTGTAATAATCCCGATTCTCCGTTCAATAAGTTGCGGAAAAAAGTCGCTACCCAGAAAAATGACTGATGAGAAAAAGTCCTTTGAGAGCCAAGGGCAATTCAGAACTTTCCAAATGCAAGGATAGAATACAGAAACTGTTGACTATGATTGTTAGGAAAAGGGATGGGGAGTGCGTATTTGCTCCTTATCCCGAAACTGGGGCTTGCTCCGGCCCGACTGCGGCGGATCACATAATTTCAAGGGCAAGGGCGGCGACCTACGGAGATTTACGAAATGTTATTTGCGTCTGCCAAAGACACCATATTTACTGGAAACCGCAGAATCCGGTTATGTATGTGGATATAGTTAAAGGAATAGTTGATTGGGAATGGATAGAAAAAGCGGAAAAAGACAGAGGAGGACATAACTTTACTCTCTGGGATTGGCAGAAAATTGAAATGAATTTAATCCAAGAATTAAAAAAATATGAAAATATTGATAGGAATACCAACTTATGATCGGCGGCTGGATATTGAACTAGTGCGTTGTTTGATTGATTTGGAGCGGAACAAAAAATTTGAATTAGACTATGTTTTTCCTGTATCTAGTCATCTATCTCGTAATCGGAATTATTGTTGTAAGCAGTTTTTAGCTGGAGATTATAATGCTTTGTTATTTTTGGACTCAGATATTGGCATAACTGATCCGGAATTTTTAAGTAAGATGATAGATACCGCCTATCGTTTGGACGCTCAAGTAGTTGGCGGAGCTTATCTTATGAAGAAATTAAACGAAACTATTTACATAGCCGGTAACAAGGTGAGTGAGAAATATGATAATATAAGAAAAAGACCGGAAAAGCCGGAGATCGTGAATGCGGTTGGGACCGGCATAATGTTAATTTTTAGACAAGTCTTAGAAAAGATGCCGGAGCCGTGGTTCACAATCGTGGACGGGAAGGATTTGTTTGTCATGCCGGAAGATTTTGAGTTTTGCAGAAAGGCCGAAGAATTGGGATATAAAATAGCCATTGAGCCTAGATTTGATACAAATCATTATGGACTTTATAGCTGGCATCACGCTGTATAAATTACTAAAATGGTATTTTATACTTATGATGACGGTTTTTACTTGGCATATGATTAAGTTTTTATTTTCATGAAAATTTATGTAGGAATGCCGGCATATTTTGGGGTTCATCCTGAGGTGGTGCGGAATTTGGTTAGTTTCAATATAGATTTACAAAAAGAACAAAGTGAAATGGTGTTACACTTTCCGCAGACTTCTACTCTTTCTTTGAGCCGAAATTTAATTGTCAAAGGGGCTTTAAGAGAAAATGCGGATTGGATTCTAATGTGGGACTCTGATATTCAAGTAAAAGACAATAGATTCTTGGAATTTCTTATAGAAACAGCGTATAAAAATGATGCGGCGGTAGTTGGCCTGCCGTGTCGTCTTAAATCCCCCACGGAGATAAAGTTTAATTTTGCTATGAAAACCCACGATAAGGGGTATGTTAATTTTTCGGAATTACCGCCAGAGCCTAGGGAAGTTGATGTTATTGGCACTGGTGTGATGTTGATAAATATGGGTTGGTTAAGAAAGAACTGGCCAATTGGCCCGTGGTTCACTGTGATAGACACGGAGAGCGGATCGTTTCCGGAAGATTGGACATTCTGTGAATGGGTTAAAAGTCGGGGCGGAAAGGTGATGGTTGATCCAAGAGTTAAGACTGTCCACTGGGGTTTGACCGGATTCTCTTTTTAATATGGAAAAAATTACTTGGAAAACTGAACGCAGGAGGGTTAAAGATCTGATTCCTTATGAATCTAATCCCCGCTTAATGAATGAAAAAGAGGATAAAGATTTAAAAGAATCAATTAAGAAATTTGATTTAGTAGAGATTCCAGCGGTCAATTTGGATAATATGATTATTGCCGGTCACCAAAGAATAAGGGTTTTAATGGAAGCCGGCCGTGCCGAGGAAGAAATAGATGTCCGTGTCCCTAGTCAGATGTTAACTGACGGAGAGTTCAAGGAATATCTTTTGAGAAGTAATAAAAATCTAGGCCGATGGGATTGGGATTTATTGGCTAATAATTTTGATGAGGCCATGTTGCTTGAAGTTGGTTTTACTGATGCGGAGATGGGTTTAATTAATACTGAAGAAATTGAAAGATTTGACATTGTGCCCCAAATTAATGAACAGGCAAATATTATATTGGGGGATATTTATCAGTTGGGAGAACATCGTTTAATGTGTGGTGATAGTACAAAGAAAGAAGATGTTATGAAATTGATGAATGGAAAAACAGCTGAGCTATTATTTACTAGTCCTCCTTATGCGGACATGAGAGAATATGAAGGCGGAAAGGATTTAAGTATTAATAATTTAGTAAATTTTATCTTTTTATTTAGCAACCATGCTAAATATCAAGTAATTAATTTAGGTATTAAAAGACAAAATAATGAGATAATTGAATACTGGCAAGATTTTATACTAAAAGCTAAGGATTGTGGTTATAAATTTTTAAGTTGGAATATTTGGAATAGAGAGTCGGCTAAAACAATCGGTCAACAAATGGCCTTTTTCCCCATAGCTCATGAATGGATATTTGTCTTTGGTAAAGAACATAAAAATATTAATAAAACCATAAACAAATCGGAATACACACTTAGGGATAAAAGAAGAATTAAGAGCAAGCGTCAGAAAAATGGTTTAATGGAATTTACAAGTGTGGGAGATATTTCTAATGATTATACAGAAATGACTACTGTTCTCACTATGCAACCAAATTTAGGTGACGAATCTCGTCATAAGCATCCGGCGACATTTCCAGTTTCTCTACCAGAAGAATATATAAAAGCTATGACAAATTTTGGAGATATTGTAATTGATCCTTTTCTTGGGAGCGGCACAACTTTAATTGCTTGCGAAAAGACCAAAAGAATATGTTTTGGAATGGAATTAGAACCAAAATATATGGATGTTATAATTAAAAGGTGGGAATATTTTACTAATGAAAAAGCTGTAAAAATCAATTAAAATGCGTTAAATTTATGGGATTATCTAAAACAGCTGAATATTTAGAATTTGTCAAATTTACTGCTACCCCGATGGCTTTACGAGATTTAAAAACTCAGGGAGATTTTAGTGCAAGGTGGAATGTCAGTGAACCCACTTTATCTAACTGGAAGAATGAACCGGAGTTTTGGGACCTGGTTAAAGCCCAACTCAAAAAATGGGGAAAGGATAAAACCCCTAATGTGATAATGGGTCTTTACCGAAAGGCCGTGAAAGATGGTAATGCCCAAGAGGCTAAGCTTTGGCTTCAATACTTTGAAGATTGGTCAGAAAAGAATGAAGAAAAGCACTCGGGGGAGATAAAAGTTACAGTAGAAAATGGCACTATTTACGTTCGCTCCTCATCCGAAGCAGATGGAGGTAATGAAGGAACGCCGAAGGTTCAAGACGATAGTCTGCGGCCGGAGGTGGGGCAAGACAACGCTAGCGGCCAACCAGTTGATACTGGAAGCTCTAACTAATAAGAAAGGCGGTGAGTATTGGTATGTAGCTCCTACCTATAGGCAGGCTAAAAACATTGCTTGGCGGATGTTTAAAGGTGCTTGGCTTAATTTGCCGGAAAAAATGAGAGGGGAAAAGAACGAGTCGGAGCTTTCAATAGAAGTCTTAAGGTCCCGCATTTCATTAAAGGGTGCGGATAACGAGGATAGCCTGCGTGGTTCGGGATTGCACGGTGTGGTGTTTGATGAGGTAGCTAGTTATAAGATGTGGGACTATCTTTGGGAGGATGTCATGCGGCCTGCTCTATCAGATCATCAAGGATTTGCTTGGTTTATAGGAACACCGCAGGGATTTAATCATTTCTATGAGTTATTTAAGCGGGAAGAAAAAAGCAAAGAATACAAGTCTTTTCATTTTACGAGTTACGATAATCCATTTTTATTAAAAGACGAGATAGAGCAGGCCCGAAGGGATATGACGGAAGATGCTTTTGCTCAGGAATACATGGCAGACTTTCGGAAATTTACTGGCCTTATCTACAAGGAGTTTGACCGGAAAGTCCACATTATTGAGCCGATTGACATACCTAGTCATTGGCAGATATACCGAGCGATGGACTTCGGGGCGAAGAATCCGACAGTTTGTCTTTGGATAGCGGTAGATACGGTGGATAATGTGTATGTTTTTGACGAGTATTATCGGTCAGGTGAGCGTAGTAGTTTTCACGCTAATGTGATTAAGGCTAAAACCGATAGAGATGTATTGATAACCTATGGTGATCCTTCAGCAGAGCAGGAGCAGTTGGACTATGCCGAACATGAAGTCTATATTACTCCGGCCGATAAGTTCACGCCTAATAATAAAAGTTGGGTAAATTACGGAATAGGCAGGGTGGCGGAACTGTTGAAGGTTGACGCTCAGACCGGAAAGCCTAAGTTATTTGTCTTTAAGCACTGCGAAAATATAATCAGAGAATTTGAGAGCTACCGATGGATGGAGAAACGAGATGAGCTTAATTCAAGGGAAACTCCGGAGAAAGTTGACGATCACGCAATGGACGCCCTCCGCTATTTTGTAGTTTCTTATTCTGGTAATATCAAGGAAGAAAGCCAGAGCATTAGGATAGTTGGTAATAAATTCACAGGCTATTAAAAATGCTATAATATAAATATATGCCGGAACAAATTAAAACAGTTAACCCAGATAGTCAAGAAGTTCTAAGCGAGGAGAAGGCATTGGAAAATGTTAAAACTAGGTACGACTCTAGTTGGAAAACTAGCACACTGGACTTTGAGCGATTTGCGAGATATTACAATTTATTCCGAGGGAAACAAACAAAGAAGAATTATCATGGCTTGGCAGACCTGTTTATTCCCGAACCCTATCGGGTGGTTAGAAAGATAACGGCCAAGCTGTCTAATGCTATCCGGCGGGTGGTGGTGGGCGGTGAAGGACCGGCGGATAAAGAGGCTTCGCAGATCGGGACGATTCTTATGAGTTTTCTGAGGCGGAAGCTGGGAATAAAAATACTAGAGAGGACAGCAATACAAGAGGCGGCGATTGTTGGTTTATCTTGGATCAAAGCGACTTGGAATTTAGATAAAGAGGAAGAAGACAAGCCGTGGCGTGGTTTTGACTTTTCTTTTCTGACAGCAGATCAAGTCTTAATTGATCCAGGCTCCACGATGCTTGATGTGTTCATGGGTAATCATCGCTGGGCAATCTTGGAATATGAGGCGTCTTTATCAGAGTTAGAGGCTAATAAAAATTATAAGAATCTTGATATATTAAAGGCTCAAGCGGGATCAAATGCGGCTAGAAGTGCTTTGTCGCAGGCTAGGCTTTCAGGACAGCAAACCGCTAGTTCAACAAATAAGAAAAGTGATAAGTTTGCAATCATAGAATATTGGGGAAAATATCGGACAGACGAAACTTCTAAGGAAGAAAATTATTTAATTGTCATTGCTAATAAAAAAATAGTGCTTCGTTTTGAAAAGAATCCTTATCAGGAGGTTTTAGACAATCCGATCCCATTAGTGCCCTTTGTGGGCAATGTGGTGGGTAGAGAGTTTTATCCCATTGGTGAAATTGAGATCAATGAGAGTTTATTTAATGAGTTGAATGATACCCGCAATCAAAGAATGGATACCGTTACCTTTAATATTGACCCGATGAAAGAAGTTTTGAGAGCGGCTAAAGTTGACGAAAAGGAATTAATAGTGCGACGTGGCGGATATTTCAAATCCAGCGTGGCCAACGGTGTTCGTTTCATTCCACCGGATATGCAAGGTGTGCGGGCGGCTATTGACGAGGAAAAGTTTATCCGAGGTGATATTCAGCAAAGTACCGGAGTTTTGGACTTTTCACCAGGCTCTGAGGTGCAAGCTGGAATCAGTATAGATACGGCTAGGGGCACAATTGTTGCGAAGGGAGAATCAGATGAATTAAACGAGGATCGTTTGGAGTTGCTAAAGTTTTCTTTGCGGATGCTTTACAGAATTGTCTTAGCTTATTCACAGGCTTTCTTGGATAGAGAATTTACTATAAGTGTTACCGAAAAAGGAGTAGAGAAATTTTACCAAGTCAGCAAAGCGTCAATTCAAGGAAATTTAGACTTGGATATTGAGATGAAAACCCTGCAAGACAAGACTACGGAACAGCAATTAAAGCTTTTAATGTTTGAAAGAGCTAAGACCGTGCCGGGAGCGAAGATGGGAAAGTTTTTTACTGACTTACTTGAAGCCTTTTATGATAACGTGAACATTGAAGAATACTATCAGGAGCCGGCTCCGGTTGAGCAAAAGCCAGGTGTGAGTATTAGTTTAAGAGGCGAATTAAGTCCGGCGGAAGTAGATGAAATTTACAAGTTGACTGGTGCTGATCCAAAAGCGGCCGATCCGTTATTCCGACAAGAGTTTAGGGAAGCTCTGCGTGGTAATTTGCCGGAACATCAGGCGATTGCTGGAGGATTGCCCCCAGGCGTAACTACCGCTTCGGCCGGAGTCCAACAAAATGCCTAGAGATTTAGAAAAAGAATTTATCATTAATGAAGATGAGAAAGAGATTTTAATTTCTATGTTCAAGAGTGAAGCATGGAGAATCTTTGAATGGTTAAATCAACAAGCAGTGGCTGATTTACGAAATATGGCAACACAACAAGATGTTAAATTAGAAGATCGCCTCTGGTATTCAGCGATGGCACAAGGTCGGGAGGAGGCGTTACAACACATTAAGGAAAAAGCAAAATAATGCCATTACTGGGAGGTAAAAAGAATGTTGGTAAAAATATCAGAGAGTTAATGGCGGCCGGACATCCGAAAAAGCAGTCCATAGCTATTGCTTTAGACGTTGCCAGACAAAGCGGTGCGAAGATTCCAAAAAAGAAAAGAAAAAAGAAAAAATGAGCAAACATGTTAAAATAAAGAAGAAAGGTCGCAAGAAGAAGAAATACTAAAATGTCACAACACCAAAAGGGTCCGGTGCCGGAATCTATAAAGGCTCACAATTATCCGCTTGATCAGCGTGAGGGTCAATATCAAACGGAGACAGGCGTGTCTAAAGGATTCAATATTGAGGGTGCTAAGATGCCCACCATAACGCTTGAGACCAAACATTCCGGCAAGATTGGTTCGGCTTCACCAATTACAGTTAAGCCGTTACGGGAGATATACGATGTGAAGCCAAGTAATCCCGAGGAGAATATGTCCAGTCAATTCAAGAATCTGAACGCTATTGAACATTCTCCCGGAGCGTTTAATAATTAAATAAAAGGTCATTAACAAAATAAAATAAATAATTGTGGACAGAAGCAGGGGGCTAGTCTGCGGCCTTCTACTTCTGTCCACAGAGATAAACCTATGGATAACAAGCCAAATTCTGCCCCAGTTATCCCATCGGGAACGGAGCCGACCGTGTTCGGAACAGCTTCGTATCCGGCGGGAGTTGGACAAGCAGGAAACTTGCCCAGTGCGGTTAAGTCAGAGTCTGAGGTTCCAAAGGAACTCCAGCCAAGCCAAACAGAAGCCCCGAAAGGGACAACTTATGATGAGCTTGCGGCGAAGAAAGGTTTTAAGTCACAGGACGACCTAGCGTTGGCCTATGCGAACCTTGAACGCCAATTTACACAAGATCGTCAAGAAGGTCTGGCGGAGTTGTTAAAATCTCGTGGCGAAGATCAGCAACCAGTCGTTCCCCCTCAGGAGGTAACACCTCAGGAAGTCGTGACGGAGAGCGATGCGTTAAGGGTTGTTGAGCAAGTAGTCAGGAAATTTACCCGCCCACTTGAAAACCAATTAGCCCTACAGCAATTGATGTATAAAAACCCAGATGTTGAGCAGTTTGCTGGACAAATGGCGTCTATCGTCAAGAGCAATCCAGGTATTAGTTGGGAAGTGGCTTACAAAGCGGCCAAGTTTGACGCTCTAGGTGCGACATCTAGAGAAGAAGGGAAAAAAGAAGCCTATCAGACGATACAGCAGAAACAAGCTGTAACGACCAGTCCGGCCAAGCCGGTGGCAAGGGACACTCGTCCCATTGATGAACTGATAAAGGATAAAAGTATTCCTTTCAGTGAAGTGCAGAAGATTATGAAAGAGCGATTCTCTCAATAATCTTTTGAAGTTAGTTCTCCAAAAATAAAATGCCTGATCTAGGATTAGGTGCAATAACAGCGGTTAGTGATTTAACTAACACTGTAAAGACCTACTACGACAGGATGCTTTTGGAAACACTGGACCCTGAAACCAAGTTTTACCAGTTTGCGGTTAAAAAGCCTTTGCCGAAGGGCGAAGGAAACGCGGTAGTAAAAGATGATTCCTCTTGTGCCGCGTATAAATCTTTTCTAAATACCTTGGAAAATCTTGTTTATTACAATTTGAAGTGGTATAATGGAATGTATGGACAAGATAACCAGAGGCAAGCTTTCAGATTTTGAGATTGGATATATAGCGGGTTTAGTTGACGGTGAGGGTTGTATTGGAATACATAAGCATACAGATAATAGGGGAAAATCAAGATTACATTATTTGTATGTAGTAGTATCAAATAACAATCCAAAATGCCTAGAATTTCTTAAAAAGAATTTTAATGGTTGGATAATCAAAAGAAGGCAAAAAGAAAATTGGAACATTAATTATAAGTGGGGTTTGAGAAGTGCTAGAGCCCGACAACTACTTGAAATTATTTATCCACATTTAATTCTTAAAAAAGAACAGGCTTTATTAGGAATAGAGTTTGATAATAATAAGATTAGATATAAATTATCTGACGAAGAATGGAACAAAAGAGAATCTTATTATTTAAGGATGCGTCAATTAAATTCTTTATATACTAAAATAAAACCTCATCATTTGAAATTGCAGCCGCAGAGACTAAACGAAAAGACATAATGAAAATTATGAAGCGATAGTCCGATCTTGCAAGTGATTGCAAGTTAACAAAAATGTCAATGGAATCGTCCACGACGTCTGGGCTTGGGTCAGAAGGTTACCGCCGGCATTAAGCCATCAGCGAGCGAGCTATCTACGACAAGAGTGTCAGCGAACATTGAAGTCTATGGTGGTTATGTTTTGCTTGAAGACTTGGTGCAGTTGACTTCGGTTAACGATGTCCTTGATATCGCTACTACCGAGTTGGCTAAGCAAGCGGCCGAAACCTTGGACCGAGCCATCATGCACTCCGTCATTTTCTTTGATGATCCGAATACTGCGACCTCAGCTGTTCACATAGTTAAGTCGTCTGCAAGTTTGTTCATTTCAACAAACGCATTTGTGGCGAATACCTATAGCAACACCCTGATCGCTGTTTCCGATGTCCGAAGATGTGCGGCGGAATTGAGAAGGCGTAATGCTTTAACCGTTGATGGCCAAAACTATATTGGTATCATTCATCCAGTTGTTAGCGAAGATTTGCGTGCAGATGCCACGTGGCAGAACTGGCACCAATACACCACCCCCGAATTTCTATACAGGGGTGAGGTAGGTAGAGTAGAAGGCGTGCGTTTCGTAGAATCAGTCCTTACTCCGGTATCGGCTGGCTCCGGAAACGGCAATGCTATCTCTGCTTCTCCCGGTGCTTCTGCGATGGCTTACGGCACGGTAATCTTTGGTCGTGGTTTCTATGGTGCGACAGAGTTGGACGGTGGAGTTAAGACCTTCCTCGTGGACGGTCCCTCCAAGTCTGACCCATTGAATCAATCCACCACTTATGCTTGGAAGGCAAATTTTGCATCAAAAGTGCTTAATGTGTCTGCCGGCTTGGTGCTGTGGACTGGTTCCGGTGATACCTTTAGTGGTTCTTCTGTTTCTACTCGTGAAACTGCCGGCTTAACTTTGAGTGCGGTTGCTACCGCTACTTAGAGTTTCTGCTAACGAAAGCATTCTTATGGAAGCTTTGGCTCTTGCTTTCTTACTCAATAGAGCTATAATAGTAAGAGTAGGTGGGAAGCTATCTCACCTACTCGGAACTATTATGTTTAAGAAGCATACTAAGGAGTCAAGATTAAAGATAAGTTTGGCGATGAGGGGAAGAAAATTAAGTTTGGAACACCGTCTTAAAATAAGTAAAAGTCAAAAGGGTAAAAGTTATCATAAAAGATTAAGAAGCGGCGGAAAATCAATTAGTTCATGTGGATATTCTTTGATTTGGAAACCCAACCATCCACTTGCACAGAAAAAGGGCTATATCTTAGAACATAGATTAGTTATGTCAGAATATATTGGAAGAAACTTGAAAAGTGATGAGATTGTCCATCATATAAATGGAAATAAATTAGATAATAGAATTGATAATTTGCAATTATTATCTAAGAGTTGGAAGGGCGGAATTAAATTGAATGCCGAATGTCCGAATTGTCATTATAAATTTCATCTTCAATGAATTGTTTGTTTAGATTCGGAAATGACATATAATTAAATAACGAAGCTAAAAGGTCGTTTCCAAATTAAGCCAATAAAATGAATAAAGCTCAATTAAGTGCGGGTGAAGCATTTGACGATCAAACCGGATTACCTCTCGGAGAGGGTTTTTTGACCTTTCAGAGTTCGGCGGGAAATAGAATTGTTTTTAATACTCCGGCGGAGTATAACATCTATCGTATAGGTAATCCTGGGCAGTTTAATACGACTCCCGATACTGCCGGAACGGTTAATGACGAAATTCAAGGCGATAACTAACATGGCCAAAAAGAAAGACGAACAAGTTGACGATGTAGTCAATAGTGAAACTGTTTATATTGATCCGCAGGAATGCTGGCATTGTAAAAGACGTGGCACGGAGTTTCGTTGTGCGAAGGGTGACCGGAACCAGTATCGCTTTTGTTCAATAGAGTGTCACAATAAAGATAAGACAGTTTAGAGTTATCAACAGGTAGCTTTATTTTGTTTTGCTATACTTTAATTATTAAGGTAATTCTATTTAGCTGAGCTAAGTTAAGGGATTACTTAATCAAGTCAAATGAAGATTTGTATTACTGGAGCCGCAGGCTTCATTGGGTCAAATTTTGTGCATTACATGGCTGAGAAATATCCCAGCTATGATTTTGTTTTAGTTGATAAATTAACCTATGCCGCCAGTGAAAGAGGTTACTCTTGGGATAACGTTGATTGTTTCCGAAGCAGTCCTCGTTTTCGTTTCGTGGAGGCGGATATTTGCGATGAGGAAGCGATGTTTGACGCAATGTATATGTGTGATGCGGTAGTGAACTTTGCCGCAGAGTCTCATGTTGGTAGAGCGATTGTCAACCAGAAGCGGCACGTCCAGTCAAACATTGTCGGAGCGGCCAATATTGCGGCAGTGGCTACCAACTATCACATGCGGATGCTCCACATCTCTACCGATGAGGTTTATGGTGAGATAGAAAAGGGTAGATTTTCGGAGGAATCCCCTCTCCGGCCGCAGAATAGATACGCCGGCTCAAAGGCGGCGGCGGAAGTCTTTACATATTCATTCTTATTCCCACCTCATAATTTAGATATTCTATATACACGTTCGGCTAATAATTTCGGCAAGTTTCAATCACAAGAAAAGTTTGTCCACGTTATTGCGGAGTGTATTGCTAAAAACAGGCCGATTCCTATTCATGGACAGGGTGAGGAGGTCAGAGATTGGTTGTTTGTCATGGATAATTGCTCCGCAGTGGACTTAGTTCTTCATCAAGGCAAGCGGGGCGAGTTCTATAATATCTCAGCCCATAATGAGATGAGTAATGCCGCTTTGGCGATCTTGGCTATTAAACATTTTGGGGGAACGATTAAAAACACACCGAATCGTCCGGGTAATGATGCTCGTTATGCTTTGGAAACGCATAAATTGGAAAAGCTAGGCTGGCTTCCGTTGGCACAAGGCAAGGATTTTGAAAAGTATATGGTCAATACTTTGGAATGGTATATCAAGAAATATAAAAAAGAACATGAAGTATCTGCAATCCGATAGAGATAATATGAAATATATTTTGTATGGTAACGGCTGGATGGCTGGTTTGATAAAGGATTATTTAAGAGAAGATGCTTTCATTAGTAATGAGAAAACAAACGAAGTTTTTGCTTTAGATGTTGGCTTTGACGTGGTCATTGATCTAGCGGCTCATACAAACATTGATTGGTGTGAAAACAACAAGAACCAAACATTACAAGACAATGTTTTGGGTGCGGTGAATTTGGCCCGTATCTGTAAGAATCTGAATAAAAAATATGTTTTCTTTTCCTCTGGTTGTATTTTTGAAAGTAAGAACGAGAATGACTGGAAGGACGAAAACTCCCAACCTAATCCCCAGTGTTTTTATGCGGAGATGAAGTGGTTGGCCGAGAGATTGATTCAAGAAGTTAACCCCGAGGCTTTAATTGTTCGTCCGAGGTTACCCATATCGGAAAAGTCACATCCAAGAAATACGCTTAACAAGCTTTATGGATATAAGAAAATCAATGATACACAAGAGAGCGTTGATGTTGTTGAAGACATGATACCGGTGTTAATTGATTTAATTAAGAAAAATGCCGTTGGTATTTATCACTTTGCCAATGGCGGGACGGTTTCACCGGCCGATTTGGCTGGATTGATAGGCAACAATTTTTTTGAGATTCGAGTAAAAGAGGTGCAGGATGCAGAATTTTTACTAGAGGGCCGAGCCAAAAGAGTTACAACTTATCTACGATCTGTGAAGATCCCTTGTTTGCCCCATATTGGTTCACGTATTCTTCAAGTTTGTGAAAACTGGAAAAGGTCGCATAAGGATTGTATGAGGATATCAGAGGCATCAGGACATGGACCTGACAGCAGTTTAACAGAAGGCAATCCTTAAAGGAGCAAAGGAATGAAGGTTGGAAAAGGTACTAAAGTATGGCATCCGGAGTTAAGCAACATTGGAGCCTGCGAAATCGGAGAGAATTGTAGGATTCACTCTCACGTCTGGATCGGAGATGGAGTTAAAATAGGTAACAACGTGAAAATTCAAGCATTTAGTTTTATACCGGTAGGAGTAACTATTGAGGACAATGTTTTCATTGGACCGAGAGTTACCTTTACGAATGATAAAAAACCGCCTTCCGGTGGGACTCATTGGAAAGAAACGCTGGTCAGGCGTGGGGCTTCGCTGGGGGCTTCGGTAACAGTGTTGCCAGGCGTTACTATCGGAGAAAATGCAATGATCGGTGCGGGTGCCGTTGTTACAAAAGATATACCGGACAATGTTGTCGCTTGTGGCGTGCCGGCGGCTATTCATGCCGGTAAATAAAATGTTCAAGATTCCATTTTGTAAAACAACTCTGGGAGAAGAAGAAAAGAAGGCTATTTGTGACGTGATAGATAGTGGTTGGGTTGTAATGGGGAAAAAGACCCAAGAATTTGAAGAAGCCTTTGCTCAATATGTGGGCGGTCAGCACGCTGTCTTTGTTGACAGCGGCACAGCCGCCCTTGACCTTTCAGTCAAATGGTTGAAGAAAAAAAAGATATTTAAGAAAAAGGATAAGATTGGTGTTCCCTCTCTTACTTTTACATCTACAGTTGAGGTTGTGGTTAATAATGGATTGAAACCCCAATTTTTGGATGTTAATAAAAAAAACCTGTGCTTACAGCAGGATGTGCTGAGTGGTGGTATTCCTGTCCATCTTATTGGAAACAGGTGCTTATCTCATTCTTGGGTGTATGACTCAGCACATCGGATTCAAAAAGGCGACGTTAAGGGTTCTTTGGCCTTATGGTGTTATTCCTTTTATGCGACAAAAAACATGTCCACTGTCAATGGAGGTATGATTGTTACGAATGATATTAAAGTGGCGGTCTGGCTCCGAAAAGCAAGAGATCACGGCATATCCAAAGGTACGACCGAAAGATACAAGGACGGACAATGGGCTTATTCTATAGACTTTGTCGGCTGGCGTGAAAAGGCGGATGACTTAAGGGCGGCAATTGGAATAGAGCAGTTAAAGAAATTACCAGGGTTTAATTTGGAAAGAGAACGAGTGGTAATGCTTTATAATCAATTGTTGGGATTGAACAGGACCGGTTTGCATCTTTACCCGATTTTGGTAGAAGATCGCACACGTTTTATAGAATTTATGAAGGGAAGGGGAATACAATGCTCGGTGCATTTCCTGCCGCTTCATCGGATGCCGGCCTATAAGAAATATGCGGTTGGAGCAGATTTACCTAATACAGAATATCTGGGGGATAGATTGGTGAGCTTGCCTCTTTTTCATTCTCTTACTAATCAAGAGGTTGCCGAAGTCGTGGCGGCTGTTAAAGAATCGGGTTTGTTTATCCATGAATAATACTTGGGCTATAATCGGTCTGGGCTTTATAAGCCAGCGTCACATAGATAGCATTAAAAACATTGGTGATAAATTGTTAATGGCTTGTGATGTAGATGAGAGCAAGAAGGAGAAGGTGCCGGATGTGAGATTCTTTAATGATTATAATGTAATGCTTGCCGATCCCGAATTTTCTAAGGTTGATTGTGTAGCTATTTGCACACCGAATTATTTGCATTACCAAATGATCAAAAAATGCGTTGATGCCGGCAAGAGAGTGCTTTGTGAAAAGCCGTTAGTGATTGATAGCAAGCAATTAGAAAGTTTATCAGAGAATGTGGGAACGGTTTTACAGCTTCGTTATAACCCAGAAATTATTGAGGCGAAAAAAGAAATTGAAGAACAATTAAAAAAACTTGAAGATATAAACGAGGGCGTTGTTGCTGGAGAATTGACAATGAAATTAAATCGTGGTGACTTTTATTGGAGGGGCTGGAAGGGCGATGAGGCTCAATCCGGCGGCCTGCTTTTTAATATCGGTATTCACTATTTTGATTTGATTGTTTATTTACTAGGAACGCCAACTAATTCTTATGCCGATATTCTGACAAAGAGTTACGCCAAGGGTCTGCTTATCTATCCCAAGGTTGTGATTTTTTGGGAGTTATCGTTGGAGGCTCCGATGGATAATCAGATTAGAAGATTAAAACTGTTTGGCAAGAACTTTGATTTAACGAGGAACTTTGATGGATTACATCAAAGAGTTTATGAGGATTTTGTGGCTGGGAAATTAGTCGCTCCTAGTCAAGCTAAGGATGTAATAAAATTAGTTGAAGAATTAAAAGTTTTAGGTATTAAAAAATAAAATGTTTGATATAGCTAAACACTCAATAGTGGAAGACGATGTGTCAATTGGGGACGGCACAAAAATTTGGTATTTCTCCCACGTTAGGACGAAAGCTAAGATAGGCCGGAACTGCAATATCGGAGATTATTGTTACATAGACAAGAAGGTAATTATCGGAGATGACGTTCGGATTGGTAATAAGGTTTCTATTTATCAGGGAGCGATTATTAAAGACAGAGTTTTTATAGGTAACGGCACAAGTTTTACGAATGTTAAAAAACCCTTTGCTTACAAGAAAGCTAAAAGATACCTTGATACGATTGTTGAGGAGGATGTGTCTATCGGTGCTAATTGCACAATCGTGGCCGGAGTGAAGATAGGCAGAGGTGCCATAGTCGGTGATGGAGCCGTGGTTATTAGAGATGTGCCGGAGAGAACTTTTGTCGGGGGAACTCCAGCTAAAAAATTAAAAGATGAAAAACAAATTTATGGAAAAAACAATTAGTTTCGTGATGCCCGTTTATAATGACGGAGATACGGTGGAAAAAGCCGTGAAGTCAATCCGAGATCAGGATTTACCGGATATTGAGATTATTTTGATCAATGACGGCTCAACGGATAATAGCAAGATAGTTTTAGATGGCTTGAAAGAAAGGGGTCTGGTGGATCAGGTGCTTCATTTTGAACAGAACCATGGTGCGTGTGTAGCCAGAAACGAGGGGGCGAAGCTGGCTAGCGGCAAGTATCTTTCTTTTCTACCGGCCGATGCCATTCTTTATCCTGGCGTAGCAAGGATTTGGTATAGCCACCTAGAAGACTTAAAGGATTATGATTTTCTTTATGGAGGGTATCGTTTCGTGGATGAAGACGGTGAAGCTCTACCCGGCAACGATCACATCATGGGTCAACCGTTTGATCCTTATTTATTAGAAAGTAATAACTACATTGATGGCTCTTTTCCGATCAGGAAAGAGTCTTATTGGAAATATGCCAAGATAATGAATCAACTTGATGGTTTATGGGATCCGAATGTTAAGTCATTACAAGATTGGGACTTTTGGCTCTCGGTCGTTAAGAATGGTGGCAAGGGGCTTTATGTTCAGGATATATTCTTTGGCACAACCATTCCTCACGCCGGAGGTTTGTCTTTTGATTCCTCAAGGAATTGGGTAGAGAGGACTAATTTTATTAAGGATAAACATAAGATTCCTCACCGAAAACTGTGCGTGGCTTCGTTAGGTGCGGGCTGGCACGCTAAGAGGTTGGCTTATATGCTTAATGCTGACTTTAAAGATATGCCTTCGTTTAAGGCTCATGAGTATGATTCTATTTATTCTATTGGCTTTTATCCCGAATTTGCTGTCCAACAAGATCAGATGTTTTTGAATAACCTTTATAATCCGGCTGAGGGTCGGACGCCTGCTAAAAAACTTGTTCATTTTGTGGGAACAGATATCTGGCAGTTATACAACGTTTCGCTCCGTTCATTGAAGATTTGGCAGAACTACATGAAAAATGCGGTGGATGAGGTCTTGTGTGAGGCTGACTTTACTCAATCAGAATTAAAAGAATTGGGTATTGAAGCTAAAGTTGTACCGTTACCACCAGCTAAGTTATTTGAGGTCCGTCCTTTGCCGAAGGACTTTACTGTTGCTTGTTATATGCCGGCTGTGAATAGGGAGTTTTATCAACCTCAACAGATGTTGGAAGTAGCCAAGAAGTTATCAGATATTAAGTTTAAGTTTTTCGGTAATCCTACGCAGGTGGGAACCGATCCGGCCCTGCCTAATAACATTGAATATTGTGGATATATTGATAATATGGATGCATTTTTAAGTGAATGTTCGGCTATTATGCGTTTTCCGATCCACGATGGTTTGCCTATTAGTGTTTTAGAGTTCTTATTAGCAGGCCGGTATTCCTTGCAAAGCGTGCCGGTGCGACATACTCTTTGCTTGCCTAACTTTACAGTTGACGAGGCGATTAATGGAATTAAAGACCTAAGAGAAATGGCAAAGAATGGAGTGAACCAAGTAGCGTCAGATTATTGGAGGGCGGAATTAAATCATGATAAGTTTCGTGAAAGGATTAAAGAGTTGGCAGAATATCATCCTAAACAATACTGGGAGAACCGAGCTAAGGGTTGGGTTGAGCAGGCCAAAGCTATGCCGATTGAGGTTGAGGAGGTCAAGAAAGTATTTGAGAAAACTGGTGCTAAATCGGTGCTGGATGTAGGTTGTGGAGATGGTCGTTGGTACCCGCACTTGAAGGAATGGGGCACCGAAAATTATAAGGGTATTGATATTTCAGAAAATCTTATTAAAGCGGCCCAATTAAGATTTCCGCATGAAAAAGATAATTTTTGGTCAATTGAGGTAGAAAAATTAGATAAATTGAGATGGAGTAATTTTGATCTTATATTCTCTTATACCTGCTTTGAACATATCACTGTTGAGGAATGGCCCAGGGCTGTTGAAGCGTTAAAGAAGGTTGGCAAGAAACTGCTTTTAATTGAACCCACGAATTTTACTTCAAGATATTATTGCCACACTCACGATTATGAAAAGGATTTTAAGGTCATAGAAAAAGTCCAATTAAAAGATAAGGTGATACTTTTGTGCGATTTACAGTCCTAATTCCAACTTATAATAGGGATTATTTGTTGCGGCAGGCAATCCAGAGCATGCTTGATCAGACGTTTAAGGGTTACGAGATTCTAATAGTTGATGACGGTTCTACTGATATGACCAAAAAGATTGTTTCGGAAATGATGGAAAAGGACGATCGGATAAGATATTTAAGATTTGATAAACATCAAGGACTGGTACCGGCCCTCAATTTTGGCAATCGGGAGGCCAAAGGAGAGATAATTGTTAAACAAGATAGTGATGACATGAGCCTGCCGAATCGTTTAGAAGTAATTGACAGACTATTTAGTTTGTTTCCTGATGCGGAATTTCTTTATCATGGAATGTATCAGACACATGAATCCGAGGAATTTCCAGGCCAACTGGTTAGAAGTTATTTACCGGCCTTGCCAATTGATGAGGGGCGGCTTTTGAAAGAGCAATATATACCAGGTTGCTTTGCATATACTAAGGATTTTATTGAACAAGTGCCCTATAGGGACTTACATTGCTCGGAGGATTGGATGTTAATTCTGGACGCCGTGTTAAGAAAAAGAAAGGTAATTTGGTGGAACGAAGGGCTTTATGAATACATCCTCCGGCCGGATTCTAATAGTATGATCCATGAGAACACCGGCAACTATGAAGAAGATGAAGCTAAAATGAAGTCAATTTTAGAAAAAGAATATGGGGTTACAGACTTTAAGTATGCCATTAGAAAATAAGATGTTGGCTAAGCCCAAGGTAAGCGTAGTCATGCCGGTTTTTAATCAGACTCATTTAATTTCTAATGCCATTCAATCAATCCTTAATCAAACCATGCAGAACTGGGAACTAATAATTGTGGACGATGGGAGTCAGCAGAATGTGCCAGTTTTTTACGCCCAGACCGGAGTAACTAAATATGTGAGCTTAGTGGACATAGTTAATAGCTTTAAAGACGAACGTATATTTTTACATTGGCAACCTCATCAAGGATTGGTAGCCGCCCGAAATGCCGGCAATTCAATAGCGAAAGCCGATGTAATAGCGGTTCAGGACGCTGACGATCTTTCCATGCCGGATCGGCTAGAGAAGTGTTTGAATTGGATAAACAAGGGGTATGATGTGGTTTATCATGGGGCTTACATTAATATGTGGGAAAAAGAAAAGTTCTGCATTACTAGAAAATATATGCCAGCTTATAAATTTTCTAAGAAATTTTTATTAACTTCTCAATATATTACGGGTTGGCCAGTCTATAAAAAAAAGTGTTGGGTCAAAAAACCCTTTCGGGAAGAAACTCAATTTGCTTATGATTGGATGATGTTTTTGGATTGGGCATTTTCAGGTTTTAAGTTTAAAGATTTGGACGAGGGATTGTATGAATATGTCCGACATGAAAATAGTGCCTCCATTACCTTTGAGCGAGATGGTCGCCGCCAAGAGTCTATGAAAAAGATTAAGGAGATATTACATAAAGAATATGGACAATTTTGTTTGTAACCCACATATATTAGTGTTATAATTATAGAATGAATGATAAATGGAATAAAAAAGTAAAATGTAAATGTGGCTGTGGTTCTTTAATACTTAAATATAGAAAAAATAGGATGAGGCAATTTTATATTAAAGGACATCAACCTCACGCAAAAAGTCGTCCCGACATGATTGGTAATAGTTGGGGAGGCAATCAAAATTATTTTAAGAAAAATAAATTTTCTGGAGAAAATCATAATAATTGGAAAGGAGGAAGGTGGCTTTACTGGAGAAGAAAGGTTCTTGAAAGGGATAATTACACTTGTCAAAAGTGTGGTTATTCAGAAAAAGATATTATGGAGGTGGACCACAAAATTCCTATTTGCGGAAAAAATAGATTTAAAGAAATGCCAAACATAAATAATTTAATGACACTATGCCCCAATTGTCATAGAAGAAAAACATTAAAAGATAGAAAAATATGCAAAAGCCGGAGATCTCAATCGTAATGCCAACCTATAACAGAGCCAGAGTAATACAACATGCTATTAGAAGTGTGGTTGACCAGACATTTAAAGATTGGGAGCTTCTAGTTATTGATGATGGCTCGGAGGATGGCACGCAGAGAGTTGTGGAAAGCTTTGCTAATCCTAGGATTATTTACAAAAAAATAGCTCATTGCGGTTATGTTTCGCAGGTGCGGAATTACGGCAATAAACTGGCAAGGGGCGAAGTGATAGTCGTTCATGACAGCGATGATGTGGCTTTCCCGGACCGGCTGGAGGAGATTTGGCGTGTCTTTCAATGTTTCCCCGATGCTGATTTGGTTTATCACGGAATGTATTTGAGATTTTATGATCCATACCACGATGCTATTTCACGATCTATTAGGCCGGCTTTAATCTATGAAAAAGAAAAACTGTTATCTTCACAATATATACCTGGTCAAGTTGCGTATAAAACTAAAAGAATCTTGGAAACTCCCTACGATAATAGAATCCGATGCTGTGACGATTATCAAATGCTTTTAGAATTTGCTTTGAAGGATTATAATTTCATGCCGATATTTAAGAATCTTTACGAATACTCGGACTCCCCCGACTCTATCAATGTTAGCGGAGAAATGGACGGTAGTCGGAAAAAAGACGTTGAGATTATATTGGAGATTTTAAAGAATAAATATAATGTTGATGCAATAGCCGGATTAATTAAAAATACCGTTGATAGTAGTCAAATCCTATCAAGAGAAATAATTACAAAAAAATGAAAATAATTACAGTAATGGGCTGTAGGCCGCATTTGATAAAGTTAGACAAAGAATTACCTCAAGAAATACTTTGGACGGGCCAGCACCATGACTACCGAATGTCAAGTTTGTTTTTTAAGGAATTGGATATCCCCAAGCCGACTTGGAATCTAAACTGTAAGGGTAATCAGGTAGGAATGATGGTTGATAAGTTGGTTAGTCTTTTTCATAAGTTTAAACCGCCATTAGTTCAAGTGTTTGGTGATACCAACAGTTCTATGGCCGGAGCTTTAGCGGCGGCCTACTGTAATATCCCAGTGGCTCATGTGGAATCGGGCTTGCGAAGTTTTGATATGAGCATGCCGGAGGAGGTGAATAGGGTTATAATAGACCGAATATCTAAGGTTAAGTTTTGTCCTAATAGTTACTCAGCTACTAATTTATTGAATGAGGGTATTAAAGATCATGTTTATATTGTGGGCGATCCGTCACTTGACACCTTGGGTAGTTTCTTGCCAATCCCAAAGGGCAGAAATTACCGAGAATATATATTATTAACAATACATCGTAACTTTACGGTAGATGAGGAGCAAACCCTGAAAAGAATTTTTGAGGTTTTGGGTGGTATTGGAGAAAAGATTATATTCCCGATCCACCCGAGGACAAAGAAGAACATCAAGAAATTCGGTATTAAATTGCCGGATAACATTAAGCCGGTTCTCCCGCAGTCTTATAAACAATCTTTAACTTTAATATCTAATGCCAAGAAAGTAATTACGGATTCCGGTGGAGTTCAAAGAGAGGCTTTTTGGATGAACGTGCCGGTAATTATCTTGAGAAAAGAAACGGAATGGATTGACATAATTGGAAAGAAAGGCGGTGTTTTAGTTGGTTATGATCCGGAGAAAATCCTAGAAGCTGTTAAGAACTTTAGGGGCTATGTCAATTCTCCGCCGGAGTTCGGGGCGAAGAAAAAGATAAAAGAGACATTGTTCAAATTTATATGAAGAAATTAAGTATAAAAAAAGTTGAGATTTGGTGGCACGATGCCTTTAGTTACGACAAAATTAACAAAGTAGAATGGTTAAAAGAACAATTAGAAATTGGTAACCTAAATAAAAATATTGGTTTTCTTATAGGAGAAAATAAAGATTGGGTAGCGATTGCGGTTAATATCTGTGATGAATTTGATGCGGCCTCAGGAACTTGGTTTATTCCTAAAAAATGGATAATTAAAAGGAAATTATTAAAATGAAAAATTTAGAAGAAAAGAAGAAATTTAATGAATTATTACCAATTAAAACTGGCGATCAATTAAATATTTATTTTCATGTTTCGGAAAACTCTGGTGTGGGATATTACAGACAATATCTGCCAGCCTTTAAGTTAAAGGAAAGCGGACTGGCTAATGTCTTAATCAGTGATTTCCGCTGGGGTTTGGGCGATCATGTTGAACCGAATATGAATGCCTTATTTGATCTAATGAATTGGGCTGACATTGCGGTTGTCGGACGCCTTGACGACGGTAACTTTTATGCCAGATGGGGCGGGATAAGAGAGTTTTTTAATATCCCGATAGTTTTAGACACTGACGATAATGTCAGATTTGTGCGTCCACATAATCCAGGTTATTTGGGATATCACCCCAATTCTGAGGCCCTAACTTGGAATAAATACGGTGTGGCTAAAGTATTTGATGCTTTGACGGTTTCTACCCAGGACCTAAAGGACTTCCATAGCAAAGAAAATCCTAAAATATATTTACTACCTAACAATCTTGACATGAAGGAGTGGAACAGCCACCCCCAAAAAGTTTTTGACGATGGTTTTGTGAGAGTTGGGTTCATAGCTTCAGCCGCCCATACGGAAGGTATTCAGATAATAAAAAAAGCTTTGCTGGAATTGATGCAAAAATATCCACAGGTTAAGTTTTTAATCACCCACGTTTATCAGCATTTATTTTTTGATTTTCCTGAAGAAATTAGAAAAAGGATTGAGCCTATTCCTTGGATGTCTCTAGAGCAATGGCCGAAGGGCTTAAAAAGCATTGGTCTGGACATTGGCCTCGCTCCGTTGGCGGATAATATGTTTAATCGTGCCAAGTCTAATCTGCGTTGGATGGAGTATTCTGCTTGCGGAATACCTACCATTGCCTCGCCGGTCAAGCCCTATTTATGTATTCAAGATAATAAAGATGGTATAATGGCTAAAGAGAGTCACGATTGGTTTTTGGCAATGGAAAAACTGGTTGTTGATAAAGAATTGAGGCATAATATAGGCAGGGCCGCTTATGAAAGAGTGAATACAGAGTTTAATGTTGACAACAATCTTGCTTTGTGGGTCAATGCTTATAGAGAGGTGCATGAGAAGTTTCACAATTACTTCGGAAGCAAGAAAAGATTTGTGGCTCTTGGCAAGGGTAAATATAGATCAATTAAGTCATAGGATCATAGAATCCTAAGACGCTAGTCATAGACCAGCACGAGGCTGGTTTTATTTATTAAAATGTCAATAGTTTCAACGACAGGAACCATAAGGGAAGAAATTGCTTACAGGCTTAACGAAGCCGAATCTGACAACACGGATTTTTATAATAACGCTATTAACTTAGGCTTGCAGGATATTGAGAATACTTTTCCCAAAGCTCCTTTTTTGCAGTTGTCAGCCGATCGGACGCTTTCTTCTGGTACGAGAATTTACGCCAACATGCCCACCGATTTGAGCAAGTTGAATGGTGTCATCTATCCGGCCGGAGATGTTAAATTAACTTATCTCAGCCCAGAGGAGTTTGACGCACTGCAACCTTCGGCTACGGAGGGTGGAACGCCTACAATTTACACTCTAAGAGGTGCCGGCTCCAGTGCGGAGATAAATTTTTATCCGGTCCCGAATTCCAACTTGACTGTTCATTACGATTACCAAAAAGCCGTTGGTTCGGTTTCTCTTGCCTCAGCCATTCCAGGCATTCCCCTTAAATACTTTGAATTGCTTTGTCTGTTTGGAGAATATCGGGGTTTGGCTCGCAGGGGTTTGCGTGTTGAGGCTAGGGAGGTTAGAGAGGAATACGAATCTATGAAAGAAAAAATGATTGAGGACTTAATGAGCAGAACAACTGAGAACGGAAGGATAAGGAGCAGTCGGGAGTTTGGTAGAGTCGGCCAAACCTTGAATGATCCGATTAGAAACATTTTTGGTAACTTTTAATTTATGAATGAAAGTCAATATCTAGAGAGAGAAAGAAGGGAGCATGGGGCAAGAAAGTTTTTGCGAGGTGACGATATCCCGATGGAAGAGATTGGCTACGAGCCAGAGGATATTACTAGTTATGAAAAAGAAAATGGCGTGCCCTACATAGTCAATAAGTTGCAGATAAAAAACGACTTTGTTGTTGATAGAAAAATAGCGATTAAGGTTCGTGCGGTTGATGAAATGCTAAATAAATTAGTTAGGGATGAAAACTTGCGGGACAGCACGATTAGTCAAGATACGATTTTACAAAGATTATTTAGCAAGATGCCCGAGGTCCTTGAAAGGATGCTTAGATCAAACAGGAATTTAGAAGTTTTAAACTTTCTTTTTAGGGAGGCGGCTGTCAACAATCGTCTATCCAGTCAAAGCTATTTCAAGCTAATTGAAGATAAAATAAATAAACAAAAAGTCGCAATTCTTAAAGATCAATTAAAAATGGCTTTAAGTAAAGTATAAATATGATAAAATAAAATTATGCCATTACTATCGGTTCAAGAATTATTAAACTCACAACACGATACGGACGTTAGCATACCTCGCAAGGATGCGGCTAGTTATACAACAATTACCGTTTCTGCTCAGACGACAGTCAAAAGTGCCGCTGGTGTTCTTGTGGGTATTACTTTAAACGCCTCTCCGACCAGTGCAATTCGTTGTTATGACAACATAGTTTCTGGGGGTACGACCATATTGACGATTCCTGCCGCCGCCGCCGCAGGCAATAACTATCGTTATGGATTAAAGTTTTCAACCGGATTAACAGTCAGTTCGGGTTCGGCTGATACAAATGTAACAATAATGTATCTATAAAATATGCCATTTCCTTATAACTCAAACGATCAACTATTAACCGAGCAAGCCATTCTAGCCGGTGTGGCTGGGGTTTCTGGCGGTCAGGGGGTCATCCGAGTTTCTTCTTTGACTGAGGTAACGGTGGCTCTTGAAGGGGATGCTGGAAGTAATAGAGTTTCTGCGATTCAAGGCGATGCTGGCAACTTAATGGTGTCAGCTAAATCTAACGATGCCGGAACTTTAAGAATGTCTGCCATTGGCGGAACGGCTGGAGATAATGTAATTGTGGGGGGTAATGATCAAGCAGTATCAGCTACGGTCAAACAAATCTCGGCAGTTTTATCGGCTTCTGACAATGCACTTTTAGTCCATGCGGTTTCAGAGGGAGCGGGGAGAATGCAGATATCCGCTAAGTCTAATGATGGTGCGTTGCTAAGAACGTCTGCGGTGCAGGAGGGTGCAGGAGCTTTGATGGTTTCAGCCAAGTCTAATGATGCCGGAACTTTGAGAATGTCTGCAATCGGTGGAACGGCCGGAGATAATATTATTGTTGATGGAACAGATCAAACTGTTTCGGCTAGAATAAAGCAAATTTCTGCGGTTCTTTCTGCGTCAGATAACGCTTTTATTGTTCACACAGTTTCCGAGGGTGCGGGCAGGATGCAAGTTTCAGCCAAGTCCAACGATGGTGCCCTATTGAGAGCGTCAGCGGTTCAGGATGGTGCGGCCGCCTTGAACGTATCAGCGAAATCAAATGACGGTGCTTTGTTAAGAACGTCTGCCATTCAAGATGGGGCGGCGGCCTTAAATGTCAGTGCCAAGTCTAATGATGCGGGATTATTATTGGTTTCGGCTAAACAGGGAGATGCCGGATTGTTGCTGGTTTCTGCAAAGCAAGGTGATGCCGGTCTATTTAGGGTCTCGTCTTTTCAGGGCGATGCGGCCAATCTTAATGTTTCAGCAAAATCTAATGATGGAGCACTTTTAAGAACCTCGGCTGTTCAAGACGGAGCGGCGGCACTAAATGTCTCTGCAAAATCTGACAGTGCCAATCTTTTAAGGACCTCGTCCTTTGAAAGTGCTGTTACTACTAGCACTGGTGGTCTTAGTTTCTTTGCTACTTCAGCCGGTATAGCTCAGACTTCAGCCATTAAGTCTTCTGGCGGTAGATTATATGGTTATCACTTAGAACATAGTGCCGGAGTTGACCAATTCTTAGTGGTGTTCAATGCCTCGGCTACTACCTCGGTAACTTTAGGAACAACTGTGCCCGATCTTTATTTGGGCGTGCCTGCGGGAACTGGTGCTAATGCTGGTGCCGGTGCTGTTACCAATCAGAGTCCCGGCATTGGTTTTTCCAATGGAATTGTTGTGGCAGTGGTTTCCGCTCCTGGTGGTAATACCGCTGGTGCGTCGGCCATGCGTCTCAACTTGTTCTATGGATAATGATCTATCTTTCACATGAACATAGGATTCTTCGTTATTTAGCTAAGATAGAAAAATACGGCTTATTCATTGCACATAAAAAGTGCATGAAAGAAGGAAGTAATGATTTTACTAAATTAAAAGATATAGAAGAAAAATATCGCCAGAAAAAGGCTTTTGTTGATGGTATTGTTGTGGGCGATGGAGAGATTGATGTACAAAAAACCAAAGACTTATTTGTGGAAAGAGAGTATATGACTGCACAAGAATTTGATATTGCTGTTGATCTTTTACGAAGTGTGGGATTTTTACATCCAATTAAATTTAAGGCTACAAATTCTGCTGTTGTTTTGCATAATCAAATGGAGGATGAGCGTAATTTATTTATTCAACAGGAGATAGCTAAAAAAAGGGCGGCGGGTGATCCAGACGTCCCCTCTAAGGGAAATACAATCTAATGGCAGTAGGTGTAGATAATTTTGATAGCTATTCAACTGGGGATTTGCATGGTGGAAGTGGCGGTTCTGGTTGGTCAGGAAATTGGGACGGCTCCGTTGACTTTGATGTAACTACAACGAATCCACAACAAGGTGCGAATGCCGTTACTATTGCTTCAAGTATTAATGACAGGAGAATCAACCGAACTTTTACTGGAGTTTCAACCGGCATTCAAAGTTTTCGTATGAGAATTGCTGGAACTAATGGCTTTGGTGACTGTGGGCACAATGACGGAGCTAATACCAACGCCGCCCAGAGAACGGCAGTTAGGTTTAACGCTTCGGGAAATATTATTCGTTTCAATGATGCCTATGCCAGCACCGACATTCAGGCTTATTCGGCCAACACTTACTATAAGGTAGAAATAGATTTTGATACCTCAACTGATGATTACAGAGTAAGGGTGGACGAGGGGACTTGGACGGCTAGGGGAAATTTTGTCAATACGACATCCACCACCTTAGATCGGGTAGACATGCACAAGACCGACACTGCGGGATCGGACTGGTTTTTTGATAATATTGAGGACACGGGAACTGTGGCCACTAGAAATACCCGCCCCTTACTAACTTTAGGAGTGGGAACTTAATATGCCAGAGATTACTATTAAAAACTTCAAGGGGATAAATATGCAAGAGGGAAACTGGCAGGAGGGTTATGCCCGATATTGTGTTGGTATGGATCTAGTGGGTCTACAACTAGGATCAGCCAAACGTTCTTTTCCTGGTGTATTGCAAGGATTTCTAGAGGTTTCAGCCGGAGCGGAGGCCGCCGGCGTGAGTGCTATAACGGCCATTCCAACTGCTTTTACTATTTATTCATCACAGGATTTTTGTATAACTCAAGCAACCACAAAGATTTACCGCAGAGATTCAGGAACTTGGACTTGGGTTTCTTCTTTAACTGTTTCTACGGTAGATTCCCCCGATTTAACCGTGTATGGCGGTAATCTTTATTACAGTCAAAGAGGGCAACTGGGTTTATACGACAACACAAACAGCCAAGCCAACTTTCAGACTTTTACCGATACAACAACGGCCTCTGAAAGACCGATGCGGATTCTTAATGGAAGTCTTTATATAGGCAATGCCAGATATATTGCAAAGTATGACGGCACGACATTTACGGCCTCAGCCTTAACTTTACCTTCTAACTTCGTGATCCGTTCAATGGAAGTAGTAGGAGATTATATCTACGCAATGGCAGATAATGGTTTTTACTCCAGTTTATTTATCTGGGACGGTGTGTCCAATCGTTACCGGACACCAATCAATTTGTTTAACGAGGTCAGCTCCCCCACCCTAAAGGCTGTGGGTAATAAATTGTTTGCTGTTTCTAATACTCTACAATCTTTTGAAGGTGCGAGAATATATTTATTTAACGGAGCGGATTTTGAAAAGATAGCGATTCTTCCGATTAACCGAACTGGTGCTTTTATTCTTAACACATTAGGAGAATTTGCAGGTGGACTTTTGATTGCCAGTCGTGAGGTGGCCACCGCTTCTTATGAGGATGGTTCGGGTGGTATTTGGATGCTTAACCGAGCTACCGACTCCGATCCATATCAGGCGACAATTATTTTTCCATTAAGAAATCAGATGACTAACCATGATAACTGGGCCTTAGGTAGCGGTTCTAGTAGTAGGTTTTATATTGGCAATCAAGATGTTACTGCTTCCACGCAGGGAGTATTTGAGGTTTTGACGAGTGGCTCTAATAATCCGAGCATCTGGCAATCGCTTCCGATTGACGCCGGTTCAACTAGTAAAAAGATGTGGCATTCAGTAAGACTCAATGCTGAAGATTTAACTACCGGTCAAACTATTGTGGTAAAATATAGATTAGATGATACTACGGCTTTTACAACATTAAAGACATTGACAACGTCCAGTGATTTGGAGGCCTACATACCAATCGGAAGAACGTCTAGAACTATTGATATCAGGATTGAACTAACGCCGGCTACGACCGGAAAAGAAAGCACTCGGATCCACGGATTTACCATAGATTACACACCAGCAAAATGAACAACAATCATTATCACAATGGGATAGACGCTCCGAGAATAGATGCTGGAGATTTAGTCGGACCGGCAGTGGTTACCGCCAACTTTCAAGTTTCGGCTAGACAGATTGATCAGTCTGTGGTGCAAAGAGGAAGTTATACGATGGCTAGTGGGGTAGTGTTTGTAACCTTTCCACAGGCTTATGCTACGACTACGCAGTTAGTGGTAGTGGTGACCCCGACAACCAATCCTTCTGTTGATCATTATTTACAAGGAGTCGTGGTGAGCGGTTTCACAATTTCTGGGTCGGGAACAGAAACTGGGAATTGGATGTCAATGGGATATCGTTAATGAAATTTAGCTAAAGCTAAAAAATATGCCAACATTTTTAACAAATTTACTAAAAAGATTTAGAGGACCGGTGGCTGGGATTTCTGGCTTACCTCAGCAAGGAGTGGCTTCACAGAATTTTCAAGTCGCTGGTCAAACTTTAAGACCAACGGCTCCGGCTCCGGCCGCAATACCGATCGGACAGCAGTTTGCACAACAAATTGCCTCTTTGCCGCAGGAGCAATTTTTAAGGGGTTTGGGTAGACAACCAACTATTCAAGGACAGATTAAAGCTGGGCCACCGGCTCCGACTGGGATTGTTTCACCAACTCAAGCAACAACCCCCCCACCTCCCACAGCGGCTCTGGGTGGAACTCCACCAGTTGTGGGCGGAATATCCCCCGAAATGCAAGGACTAGCTTCAACTTTGGGAATAACAGGAACTCCACAAGAACAAGCGGCGGCCTTGCGTCAAGCTCTGGGTTTAGAAGAATCTCCTGAGCAGAAAACCCAGCGTGAGGCTCTGCAAACTTCTTTACAGCAACTTGTTACATTACAAAGCGAGTTGGCTAAGGCTCGTGCTCCACAGTCAACGATTACCGAATTAGACAAGGCTATTACTGAGCAACAACAGGCTTTAAAGAATTTAACTCCAGAGAAATTTTTACAAACACAGAGAGGTTTATTAGATGTAGGAATTAGTCAAACACAGTTACAAAGAGAGGTGGCGGCTAGACGAGAACCAATTGCCGGTGCTTTATCGGATTTGATTATGTCTCGTTCAGTACTAGCTCAACAGCAACAGGCCCAAATTGAGGGCGTGCAATCTCAAATTGAAGCGGCCCGATCGCAGGCCGAGATTCAACAAGCTATTGCCGACTTGGTACCAAAGAAACAACTGCCGGCGGCTATTCAGACAGAGATATTTAAGAGAGCCTTGCCTAAAACCGAGGAAGAAAAGCTGGAAGCCCGATTAAAAGAGGCTCAAATTTCCAAGACAGAAGCTGATATACAAAAAATCCAAAACGATATTTCCTCCGGTGTTCTTAATGACGCTGAGATAGCAAGGATTGATCGCAGTCCTGAGGGTAAGAAATTACAAACTTTAAATGATCTCAAACGGTCAGCCCAAAAATATCTTAATTTGATAGAAGAATACGGATATCAAGCGGCTGGTATCGGTAGAACTTTAATTGAATCCGCTTATGCTGACTTTAAGATTAAACAGAAAGAAGCTGATAATTTGGGTGCTTTGACTGGACCGGATGTGGCCATTCTTTCAGAAAGAGTTAAACCGCTAACAGGTCTTGCCGGTGCTGGTGCGGCCCTGATCGGGGGCGGCTCGGCCGGTGTCATTGAGGGAGTGCGTCAGATTATTAGAAATGTTGAAGAAGAAGGGCGTGATAAATTTGAATCTTTAAAGAGAAGAAATCCTAAATATGGGGCTTCGGAATATGTCCAGGGTTTAGGTTCAGCCTTTGTAACTTTGAATGTCCGCCGATTGTCGGACGGCACGGAGGGAACTATTGAAGAAGATGAATTTGATCCTGATCTTTATGAATTAGTAGAATAATATGCCATTTATACCAAAAGCAGGACAGCTTAAAGGAGGCGTGCCGAAGCAAGCCGGAAGCTCTTTTTTTGAGAGATTACGGCTTGGCTTTGGCACGTCCCAGGAACAAGCTACAAGAGTTGAACCTAAGGGCTTTTTAGCAGGCGGCATATCGGAGATTCCTAAGGATATAGCTGATATTATCGGACCCTCTTTAAGAACGGCGGGCTTGATTGGTGGTGGTATTGCCGGAGTGGCCGGAGGTTTGGCGGGATCGGTGGGTGGTGCGGCGGCTGGAGCCGGTGCCGGCGAATTTTTAAGACAAAGAATTGGTGAATTGATAGGTGTTCAAAAAGAGGGTGCTGGAGCGAAGTTTAGAAAAATTGGGGAGGAAGCCATTGCCGGTGGGTTAGCAGAGTTGGGGGGCATCGGCGTTTCTAAGGTTTTAGGACCAGCCTTAAAGTTTTTGGGTAGAAAATTAGCTCCAGTGGGTAGATTTAGCGGTGAAGCTGGTAAAAGTATATTGAGAGCGACAACCGGCGGTGTACCGGAAAAAGCCATTGAGCAGGCCGCTAAGTTTCCTAAAGCTGTTAGAGCCGGCTTTAAGCCAGGAGTCACAGCTAAGACAATTAGAGAAGAAACGCTTGGAGCTTTTAATCAATACAATAAGATCACAAAGACAGTTTTTAGGGAGGGTATAGATAAAATTGCGGAGAATGTCCCAAAAAAGTTGGTAGTGCCGGTTGTTGCAAAAAAGGAATTTGGAAAGTTGGTTGACGACTTTGTTAAAACCGCAAAGGAATTTCGGGTTACTTTTAAGGGTAATAAGATATCCGGCTTCCCCGTAAAAATGGACGTTGGAGCTAGGTCTAACATTAAAAAAGCGTTTGTTCTGTTAAAAAGACATAAAGATTTTAGTACTCGTGGTATTCAGAATTTAGCTGAGGATATTCAGTCTTTGATTAAATTTGAGAGGACGGTGCCGGTAGGTGGTGCCAAAGTGGCCGGACAGAGTCCTGTGCTTTTTCGGGCTTCGGCCAAGCTATCGGATTTCATTAGAAAACAATATCCGGTTTTAGGAGAGTTGAGAACAGAGTTTGCCAAGCGTTCAAGGATAATAAAAAATGCTAATCGTCTTTTGAATGCGGCAAAAAAAGACGATCCGATAGCCGTCAGAACTTCTGTTCAAAAATTAAGCAATATATTTAAGGAAGATAACGATATTTATTTGCAGGTTCTGAGAGAACTAGAAAAAGCTACTGGCAAAAAGATATTAAGCAAATTAGCTGGCACGGAATTTCAAAGGATTGCTCCAAGGTTTGTGCCCACAGCTTTAACTTTGGGTGCTATCGGTGGCGTTGGAATCTTTGCTCAAAACCCCCTTTTACTACTTCTTTTACCATTGTTATCACCTAGAGCAGTAGGTGGCTTGGTTACTCGTGGAGCACAGGCCGTGGGTGTTGGAGCGGCCGGAACTAGAGTGGCGGCTCCCGCCGGAAAACAAGCCCTTATTCTTTTGGCTAATCAATTACTTAGAAATCGTGGGTCAGAAAACAATGCTCCAAACCCATAAAACAAAGAAAATAACGGCAAAGACACGAGTATCACGAAGCTCGCTAGTTGCCGCTTTTAACCTCATTTCCAGGTCTATTTTGTTAGCTATATCCCTCATAACCGGTTATAATAATATAAAATGACAAAAAAAGCAAATATGCAAGAGCAAACCCAGTTACAAGTCCAAATTGCCGTCTTAAAAGAGCAGGTTGATAATATCTGCGAAAGATTAGAGTTAATTGAGAAAAATCATCTTCCGCACCTTCAACAGGACATGCAAAGCGTTAAATTGCACCTAGCTTATTATTCCGGCGGTTTGGCCGTCTTTTTTGTTGCCATAGAGTTGGCGTTTAAGTTCTTTTTGAAATGAAACTGGAGCTTTACTTGCCGACTAAGCCCTATCAAGTTACCCAAAAATGGGGTGTTAAAAATCCTATTTATAAAAAGAATGGTATAAACATGGATCGTCATAACGGAGAGGATTATCTATTAGGTAACGGCAAGCTTCTCTGTTGGCCGCAAAGATACAGAATAATTGCCGTGGGTTATGATCCAAGGGGAGCCGGCTATTATGTCATGGGCCAATCCGTTGATCGTTGGGAAATTGAAGGAAGCGAATGCTACGACCAAGTTATTTTTATGCACCTAGATCAACCAGTTACTTGGAAATTGGGCGACATCGCTGAAATAGGAGATATTGTGGGTATCCCAGATAACACCGGCTTTAGTACCGGACCACATACCCACGAAGGACATTATCGGGTTACTGAAGTCGGGAGCCGATTAGACAGCAATAGTGCCAATGATAGTTACGATCATAGTAAATATCATGTATCTTTTTTTGCTCAAGACCAGAAAACCGTCATATCTCTTTTATCAAAATTGGTGGAGTTTTACAAGCAGGTTCTGGGTCTTTTGAGGGGTTGATTTGTTATACAATTATATTTAGGGCATAATAATTTTATGCCATATAAAGACTTAGAAAAAAGGAGAGTCTCTGCAAGAAAAACATATTATAAACACAGAGAACAACGTTTAAAGGATATGAAATTATTTAGATTAAAAAATCCTAATTATGATAAAGAGTATAAAAAAGGTAATGAAAAATTTTTAGAATATAGAAGAAATTATTATTACAGAAATATAGAAAAAAGCAGAGCTAGATATATATTAAATAACATGATTGATTCAAAAAAAATGATAAGAGGAAGTTGTAGTATTTGTCAATTACCTAACGCAGAAGCTCATCATACTGATTATTCTAAGCCCTTAAAAGTTATTTGGTTTTGTAGAAATCATCACTTGGAACTACATAGGAATGGTATAATTAAAACATGCCTCAGTCGGGGCGTAAAAAGAGTAGCAAAGCTAGCGTAGCTGAGCAAAGCTAAGCTAAAGCTATAAAATTAAAAATGAATCATTTTAGTTGGAAGGCGTCGTTAATAAAGGGCGTAAAATATATTGTTCTTTTCGGTCTGCCGGTCTTGGTAGATCAGTTTGTTGTGGCCTATCCGGTCTGGGCACAGCTAACAGTAGGCGGTCTTTTGACAATGAGCGTCAACTGGTTAAAAGTTTTCGTTGGTCTTAGGCTTCCTTAGCTTTAGTTCGTTTCAAACTTATGAGCCAGAGATACAAGATTCTATTCAGAATCGTGATTTTTACGCTTATTTGGTTCGTGGGCGTGCTTTTTATGAGGACAGGCCGCACCATACCCCTTATTCCTGATAAAAGCCCGCCAGTTGTTGAATTAGAGCCGGTTACGGCCAATCCAAAGCCGGAGATACCGCCCATTTTGACTAAAATAGCTCTTTGTGAGTCCGGCAACAGCCACTTTGACGCTAATGGGGTTAAAAGGGGCAAGGTGAATCCTCTTGATATTGGACGATTTCAAATTAACCTCTTTTACCACGAGGCCCAGGCCAAGGAGATGGGACTTGACTTGTTTGATGAAAATGATAATGAAGAATATGCGTTATATCTTTATGAGAAACAGGGCACTCGGCCTTGGAATCCCAGCCGACACTGTTGGGAGCAAAGCCAGCAAGGTTAGCGTAGCTGAGCAAAGTTAAAGGTCGTCAATTAGATAATAAAAAATGACCAAACAAGACATCGTTGAAGACGGAGATGAATTTATAGAAGAATCGGATGAAGATACTGACTTGGATAGCGATTTAGATGAGGAAAATGAAGAAGATTTGGAGGACGAGTATTGACTTGGTTAGATAATCGTTATATTCTAGGGATGGAGTAAATCCTTAGAAAACAAACTGACCTTACGAGTTTGTCCCGCCGATATGCAATTAGCTAGGCGGGTTTTTGGTTTTTAGGTTATCAAGGATTCCATCCACCTCACGTAGATGATTCTTTAATTATGTGCTATATTATGTGAACCGCAAGGGGCTTTTTGTTGAAAATGTCCGGTTGGCTCCGGCTGGCCAGAACACTATTAAATAGAAGGCTAAGTGCCGCCGATCAAGGCGGCATTTGATATAATTAAGATAGCTCTTGAGGAGTAACCATGTTCGGAATGAACAATCTCATCAAAGATTTTATTCTTGGTTGTTTGAAAATAATAGCCATCTTTACCATCATTTCTATTTTGATTGTTCTGGTCATTAAGTATCTGTGAGAGGAGGATGAAATGAAAAAGAAAGACAAAGTAAAAGCCGCCGGTCCGGCCATTATCTACTGTTCTAAATGTAAAGACCCGATTCTTCCGAAAGATGAGCGAGATCAAATTGGAAAGAAGGTTGTCTGTGGTCAATGCTATCTTGACCGGGAAGAAAAACAGGAAGGAAATAAGCAATGAACAAAGACAAAACCCCTGTTTTACGCAATGGTGCGAAATGCCGAAAGTGCGGCGAAAAAAAAGAGTGGTTTCATAAAATTGGATATGTAGTGTGCGGTAAGTGCGGAAAGATTAAGACTTCCAATAAATAGCCCCGACTTTGATCGGGGCAAATCATGGCGTGGTAAACCGGTAAAGATTCGGACCTGCCTGTAGAGCAGGTGGCCCTCGGCCTAGCTAGGAGCATTACCTAGACACGCCACAAAAGTTATCCACAACCCCCTATTTGCTATTCTTGAAGTTTATTTTATAATTAAATTAAAGTTTCGGTTGGTTAGGACAACGGGAACGGAAAGTCCGCCTGTCCTAACAAGGCGGGCTTTCTGTTTAGTGGTCAAGGGGTAAGCGATTAAGACCTTAAATTAAATCGCAGGTTGGACCGTCCCGAAAGCGGGGAAACTTCGGGGTAACTCAAAACTGAAAAAGGGGGGTAGGGGGGTTAGTCAGGTAATCTAAAACTGTCTGTTAACGTTAAAAGTTAGTATGAATAATTTAGAGATTAAGTTAAACGAATTACAAGAAAAAACTAAACATTGGTCAAATTATTGGGATATTGATTTTCCTTTGGATAGAGAGTTTAGATTGTCCGCTAGTTTGAAATTTGACAAAAAGAAAAAAATTAATAATTTAATTTGTATTTGTGTTTATTGTGGATCTGAAGTTAAAAGAAGGCTTTTTAATAGAAAGGCCGTTTGTTTTAATTGTAAACATGGAAAATCTTTGTGAACATGGAAGATATCTAAGTGGTAAGTGGTGTTGCTTGGTTTGTTTTGCCGATAAGAACCGAGATCAATTAAAAAAATCGGCAGAAAAAATTGAATTTGAATCTGAAATGGCGGATATGGATTTAAGAAGACTAACTCAAAGATAATATGCTTCAAGGTTTTCGGATGGATCGGGACTATTGTAATGGCAAGCCGGTCTATGATAAAAAGTCGGCGGTCACCGCCCGAAATAAACGATGGAAGGAGGACCATATTAAATTAAGAATATACCCCTGTTTTCAATGCAACGGTTGGCATCTTACCAGTCAAGAAAAGTTTTCCACAACTTAGGTATTTGCAAAGAGTTGGCAATATGTTATACTTAAGAAAGTGATAAATATAAAAGAACCATTTTATACGGCTGGTAAAAAGTTTGGTTGGCAGGGAAAGTCTATAGGATTGGGAATAAATCTTAGATTATTAGATGGGGACGGAGATTTGGAATTGACGGTCGGAGACTCAAAAGACATTTGGACAATCAATAAAAATAAGGCCAGAGAATTAGTTAATAGATACCAATCCTACTATCAGGCAAGAGGAACTAGATTGGGAGTTTTGCCTTGGTATGAGTTTGAGAAAGTTCAAGAAAAGGTCGTGGAGGTGGTTCAACCAGCAATGTTATGAATCATGAAAGATTTGGTCAGGACTGTCCGATGTGCGGCCGGCAGGAAGCTACGATCGTTCGGGAAGTCTGTATTAAGGGCGGCGATCCGATCTGGGCCGGAAAAGCGGCGGTGTGTCAAAATGTAAGGTGCTCCGGATATATTAACTTAAATAAAGTGCCTCAATGGATAAGAATATAAAAATTTATGAAAACTAAAATACAAATTCAATCTATATTCGGAGATGTATTGTTTGAGTTGGAAAAAGAAAACAATACTGTTAGAGACACCCTTGAAGAAGCGATTAGAAATTCTGCCAATCTTGACTCTGCCGACCTTCGCTCTGC